GCTGAAGCTCGCCGCCAAAGATGCAGGCGTCGTGGATGTCGACTATGCGGTCGAGGTCCTCAAGCGATCCATCAAAGGCATGTCGGAAGCAGAGCTGCAGGGATTCGACGAAGCCAAGTTCTTCCGAGAGCAACTGCGGCAGTCGCACCCCCATCTGTATCAGGTGGAACAGCGGCCCGTGACCACAGGCACTGGCAATAGCCCTACTGCGAAACCCACGCCGCCGTCTAAGACGGTCGATCCGAGGGAACCTCAGAAGGTCGATGCCAAGGCCATGTCGCCCCAGGACTTTCAGGCGCGCCTGCGTAAGTTAGGCCTGTCTGATCCCGCCACAGGCGGCATGCTGGCGTGAAGAAGTGCGGGTGTGATTTCCTTGATACTGTCGGCTCGGGTCGGTACATTCATCATTGACCTGGCGCTGTGAGCGCCACCGCCAGAGGGAAACCATGCCTGATTTTTCCATTATCCTGCAGTCTCCAGAGGTTCGACAGATCGTTCAGGAAAACATCCTCGAACGCTCTTTCCACGATGCGCTCTTTCCCCGTCTCATGTTTCGAGGCGAGGCGAGCCCTGTGCCATGGCCGGCTGGCATCGGTGACACCCAGATCTTCAGCGCACCGGGCTTGATCCCCACGGACACCCGGCCGCTGACGCCCGGCGCCGACCCGGTGCCCGTGAGCTACCCCATGGAGCAGTGGACCGCGCAGCTCCAGCAGTACGCCGGCACGATCGACACGCACATGCCGACCAGCATGGTCGCGATCGTGAACCTGTTCCTGCGGAACGCGCACCAGCTGGGCATGCAGGCGGCGCGCACGGTGAACTCCATCGTGCGAAACCGCATGTACGCGGCAGCCCTCTCAGGATGGACCGTGTCCGACGGCGCACAGGCCGCCGTTACCTCGCTCCGCGTCAAGCGCCTCAACGGGTTCACGCGGGCGCGCAACCCCACCGTGACCGGCGCCTCGCTGGTGCGGTTCGATCAGGTCAGCTCGTCCAACCCGCTGTCCATCACGATCCGTGATACCAGCCCGGCCGACGTCGTGCGGAACGTGATCGGGTACACGCCCGACACGGCCGGCGACGAGGCAGGTCCCGGCGTCCTCTTGATCGACGCGGCTGTGACGGTCGCAGATCGCGGCTACGTCTACTCGAGTGACCGTACGGCGATCACCCGCTCCGGTGGCGGCTTCAAGGTCGACGACGTGACGGGCGACAGCCCCACGCTCGCCGACATCCGCACCACGGTCGCGAACTTCTGGCAGCAGAACGTTCCCGAGCACAGTGATGCGCGCTTCCACTGCCACATCGACCCCACGTCGCAGGCGAAGATCTTCGGTGATCAGGAGTTCCAGCGCCTTCTGACCTCCATGCCTGACTACTACATGTACAAACAGTTCGCGCTCGGCGAGCTGCTCAACACCGTGTTCTTCCGCAACTCGGAGTGCCCGACTGCGGACACGATCATCGGCGGCTCCACGGCCACCTACGATCAGCGCGACCCCTTCGTCGGCGAGCTGTACCACAACGGCACGTCGGCGGGCAACAAGGTCCACCGCATGCTGTTCACGGCCCAGGGCGGCGTCATGGAATACTACTCCGACCTGCAGGCCCTGATCACGGAAGCAGGCGTGACCGGCGCCATCGCGGATCCGCGCATCGTGAACAACGGCATCGAGATCTTCTCGGATCGCATCCAGATGATCATCCGAGCGCCGCTGAACCGTCTGCAGGATCAGGTCGCCACGAGCTGGAAGTTCATGGGCGACTGGCCGGTTCGCACCGACGCGTCCACCGGCAGCGCGGCTCGCTTCAAGCGATTCGCCGTGATCGAGCACGGGGAGTAGCGCTACCCCTACCTGTGCCCTAGCCCGCCTCTCTTCACGAGTGGCGGGTGATGGGCGATGGTAGTGGTTCATCCCCTCACAAGGAGCATTGGAAATGGCAAAGCAAAATCCGCCGGCAGCAAAGCAATCGCTGGAAGAGCAGCTCACGGCTCAGTTGAGCTCGAAACTGGGTCCGTCTGCGGTCGACCCGATTGAGGCCGCCAAGGTGGGCGGGGAGGCTGGCGCCGTTTCCCCCACACCTGGACCAGCGGCAGATGAGCCTGCCGCCGCTGAGGAGCCTGTCCTCGCTGAGCCTGCTCCAACGCGCACGGCCGACGTGTACGTGGTAGAGCGGGACATCACGGTGTCCTGGGGCACGCAGACGCTGCGGCTGAAGGCCGGCGCCGAGCTGAGCGAGGACAGCTACGGAGACGGCGCCATCGAGCGCTTCCGCGAACGCGGTGTCGCTCTGAAGCCGAAGGCGTAGACTACCTTGAAGCGCCGACAGGAGGGCGCCACGTATGGCACTTCTCACCGACGCTGAAAAGGCTCGAGTACGCTACCATCTCGGCTACCTGGCATCCGGGTTCGCGGCATCCCTGCAGTACGGGCTGCCGCGACCGGTCCAGACCGTGTTCATGCTCGAAGAGGCCATGACGGGCCTTGTCGAGTCGAACGCGCTTGATCGCGTACGCAAGATCGTCTGCATCCTCGACAAGATCGAAGACAAGATGGTGTGTGCCGTCGACCAACTTGGCGTGGAGAAGCTCGGGGAGATCTCCCTACGTGGCAACCACCCCGACCTGCTCGAGAAGGAGTACGACCGGTGGTCGTCCCGCCTGGCCGACATCTTCGGCGTGCCCAAGTATCCGTTCAGCGTGAAGACGCAACGTCGGGGGCCGGGTACCGTTGTTCCGGTGTCGGGATGACCTCGAAGAAGTTCAAAGAGATGGTGCGCACCCTTTCTGCAGAGCAGATCAAGGAGCTTGCGCGCCTGCTAGCGTTGAAAGCGCGTAATCGTGCGCCGCAGCCGCCTCCGAGCGCGCCTGCCGCAGCCAAGAAGGCCGTATGACACCTGACTTCTCTACGATGGGGCGCGGCGACCTGATCGAGCACGCGAAGCGCCTCCGCGCCGTGCTCGAGCGTGCACGAGTGCATGAGTGGGCGACTTCGCAGAACTTCGCTGATATCGAGTCCTGGGAGAAGGACGTACGGGACGCGCTGAAGAGCGCAGGGGAGTAAGGCGATGGCGTGCTGCTCGAGTTGCGGTAGCCAGGTGTGCCGGTGCGACCCCACCGTCCTCGACAGCAGGACGGTGGGTGGGACACTCCTCGCCTCTTTGGCGCCTACGGTGGACTGCATCCGCGACCTCTACACGTCGTTTGGGGCGCGGCCTTATCAGGTCTCGCTGGTCTGGACAGCCTGGTCGGGAGGTAAGCGCGGCCATGGTGTTGAGAGCGTAGTCCGCGAGGAGATGGTGCTGCCGACGCCTAAGGTGTCAGACCTCACGGACCTGAGTCGCGAGCTTTCGTCGATCGGCGTGGACGAGGTCGGCTCGGTTCGTGTGTCGGAGATCAGTGTGTCTTACGGCGAGGACCGCCTTCTCGGCCGCGGTGACGACGGTACTAAGATCCCCGACGACCAGAACTTCTACTGGGAGATCCGCGCCCCCCAGTCCAGCGGAGACAGTGTGCGGCGCCGGTTCGTGCCTAAGGCAGCTCCCACGAAAGACGCGATGTCGTTCCAGTGGAAGATCTCGCTACTCAAAGTCAGCGAGGACCGCACGCGCGGCGGCGATGTGAGGGGCTGATGACTGAGTACGTGCCTCTCAGAGAGATGACACGGACCGTGCGAATCCCCATCAAAGGGTTCGCACGGTACGAGGCCAAGCTCGGCCTTGCGATGCGCCAAGAGGTCTTCAGCAAGGCGATGCCCTCTGCAGGCAAGGCCGTGCGGTTGCTGCTCGAGAAGGAGACGCTCAAGCGTAAGATCTTCTTTCGCAAGAAGTTCGCGCGCGGGTGGCGCTCGGTGGAGGGCATGATCCCCAGCTCTGTCCGCGTCTACAACAAGGAGCGGTACGCGAGCGTGATCGAGTATGGCCGCCGCGCCGGCGCCCGCCAGCCGCCTTCAGGCGTGCTGGTGCCGTGGGTACGGACTAAGCTCGGCATTCGGGGCCCTGCTGCCAAAACCGTTGCCTTCCTGATCGCGCGGAAGATTGGAGAGCGCGGCATCCCTGCGCGCCCCGTGCTTCGGGATCCTGCGGTGAGAGAGAAGATCCAGAAAGTTGTCACGAGGTCCGCGCAAGCGAAGCTCCGTGCCGCGATCGCGAGGATGAGATGAGTGGCGTGGACGACGAAGTCTATCAGCAAGTCGAGCAAGTCGAGACTGAGCTAATCACGGATCCTGACTACGCGATCGACTTCACGAGTCGTCGTGAGACTAGTTGCTGGGGCGCGCTGGCTCGCGGGCTGGCCGAGTACATTTCTCAGCTCTCGATTTCGTGGGATGGTGGGACGAGCGTTCGCCTCCTCCGTGTATTTGAAGGGTGGGCTGAGCCCGAGGACTTTTCGGTTTACCCATCCGCCTCAGTCTACTCGGAGGCGCCGGGCGAGTACGATGGCGACTCTTTGTCCACGATCCGCGAAGTTTTGCCTGACGGGCGATCCCTGCAGCGGGTGGCCGAGTTCTCACAGACGTACCTTGTGGACGTTTGGTGCACCCAGCCTCACGAACGCATGGCACTCGTGGCTATGCTCGAGGATGCGTTCGACCCGGTGGATTGGATGAGCGGGTTTCGGCTGAGGCTGCCGCACTACCACAACGCGGTGGGCACGTATCTCAAGAGCACCGTCACGATCGCAGACAGCGCCGCCAACGCCGGGCGACGCTGGCGGCTCGCGTCCTTTGCCATCGCGGCGACAGTCACGCAGATCAGGTTTATCGGCAACGCGCCTGCGCTGGACCTCCGCACCAAGACCACGGTGGAGGACAGCGCCTAGTCACTCAGTAGGTTTTCGGATAGGATTTCGCCCAGGGCTCATGGCAGGCCGGGCTCAGGACAAAACAAGGAGGCTCCCGTGAGCGGTTTCATTCGACGGTTTTCGTCATATCCAGGTACCGAAGTCATCACTCAGATCGAGGGTGTAAGCATCATCGATCTCGCCCCTCCCGGCTCGGTTGCGGGCGTAAACACTGGTGTGGTTACGGCGATCGGGGAATGCGCAGACATGACCTACGCCACGACTGCGGACACGTCGGGCAACGTCTCAACCAAGATCCTCCCGCAGGAAGTGCTCAGCGGTCAGGACTTGATCAACAAGTTCGGCGGGTG